CGATACATTTGATCCTCCAGTTGTGTTTAGTCTTAAAGAATTAAAACCTAGTGCTGTGTTGTCATTAGCAGTTGTGTTTGCTCCTAAAGCAGTAGCTCCTACAGCTACATTTTGAGTTCCAGTAGTGTTTAATAGTAAACCATGGTATCCAACTGCTGTATTGTTATTAGCTGTTGTGTTTGCTCCTAATGCTTGTCTACCGATAGCAGTGTTTTGTGATCCTGTTGTATTAGAAAACATACAAGTTCTACCAACAGCAGTATTTGCATCTCCTGTAGTATTACCACTTAAACTAGTCAATCCAACAGCAGTATTTTCTCCTCCTGTAGTGTTTGCATCTAAGGCTTCAGAACCTACGGCTGTATTACCTGTTCCAGTTGTGTTTAAAACTAAAGAGTTATAACCTACAGAGGTATTATCACTTGCTGTGGTATTTGAATTTAAAGCTGCTCTACCTAATGCTGTATTTCTACTTCCAGTTGAGTTTGCATCTAATGTTATAGCTCCTAATGCAGTATTGTTTTGTCCAGAAGTATTTGTTGTTAATGCACCACTACCAATCGCTGTATTACTTCCACCACTAACAGAAGCATCTAAAGCACTTTCTCCAAGAACAGTGTTACCAGCAACAGAGTTTGCTCCTTTACCTATATTTATACTATTTATCGTTCCATCTAAAGGAAAAGCAGGTGCTCCTGCCAAAGTAAATAAATTTATATGAGCATTATTAGATGTATTTCTTAACTGCATCATGCTAGATGATGTATTAGCAAAAAATTGACTTGCGTAATTTGTACTCGGTGCGGACGATCCAGAATTATTACTTGATATTGCTAATAAAGCATTATTTATATCAGCCCTGACGTTTGCTCCTGTGGAGTTATCTATAACATAATCGTGTTGTGCCATTTCCTAATCCAAAATTTTCTCTAAGTATATCCTAAACCAACACTAACTACCACGCCCAAAACCTACGGCTGTATATTTGAAATTTCTATCAACATTACTACCATCATTCTTAATATCAATATCAAATCCAGTGCCAGAAATATTTGACAAGAAAAATTCATCGCCTGCTGACATATTCTCTATGGTGATTCCTATTGTTGGCAAAGCAGAATTAGCACTAACACTTGTTCCAGTAGCTCCTGTAAAGAATGAATTTGTGAATGTAACAGATTTTGTTGATGTTGTGGAAGCTATAACAGTATTTACAGTTTCAACTCTTCTATCAAGCTCTGCTGAATATCCTAATTGATCTATTTCAATACTTTGTGCAGGGTCAAAACTTAACATTTCACATCTAAATTTAAATCCTCTACCGACATGAGTTCCATTAGCAAAGGTATTAAATGTCTTGCCTATAAAATCACTGTCCTGATAACTAGAACCATTGGAAGGTGCATCAGATGTCACTGCTACCAACAGCTTAGCGTTGACATCAAAGGCTGTAGCTGCATCAAAATCTGTCCAAGTATCAATATTGCCTGATCTACTATCTATCAGATCATTAGGATAAAAACCCTGCGTTACAAAATGCCTTGTTAAACGTAAGGGCTGAACACCACCAAGATCAAGAATATTAGCAAAGTCATAAGTACCTCCATCTGTTGTATCTACAGCACCAAGAAAATCAAAGGATGAGATAGCATCAAAATCTGCAACATCATCTAATGTTTCTGTAGATCCCAAGACTAAACCATTAACTTCAGCACTAAAAAAGCAGTCTACTTTTGTACCTCCAAAAGGAGGTGAATCTGTATCTTCTCTATCATTAAAAACAAGGAGTTTAGGTAATGGATCGGGATTAACAACAACAACAGATGCTTCACCAGAACTTAATCTGCCACCATCATCTCTGAATTTAAGAATATATTCTCCATCAATAGCTGGCAGCATTGTTTCACTGACTGAACCTGGTAAGGCAGGGATTAAGTCAACAGAATTAGTAAACGTACCAGTGCCATTTGTTAAATTACTATGTCTTACGACTACGTTTCCACCATGTAATACATCAATATCAGTGGATTTATCAAAACGTAACCTCATCAACTGATCTGATATAGTTTCTACTCTCAAATTTTGTACATCACCAGGTAATGCAGTTTTACCAACAGACGTAAATTGTATTTCATTTGGTCTTTCACTTAGTTTATTTATCGCATTTATAGAGAATACTCTGATAACAAACTTACCATTAGTAATATTATCTAAATCAAAATCAGTAGCTTTTACTTGTTGGTTAATAAAGTTTCCATTCTCAAATTTATATTGCAGATAATATCCAATAGCACCTTTAACAGCAGCAAAAGATATTGATAATCTTGCAACTGCTTTATTGTTAATAACAATTAGTGATTCAGAGGCAGATAAGTTTTCTGGTGCGGGTAGTTTCTTTGTAATTAAAGTAAAACTTTTAGCTGGTAATGGTGTTCCATCTTCTACAAAATCATATTTACCACTATTATGTGATGCTGCTGTGATGCTGAATGTAAGATTCTCCTCTTCCTGTACGTTTACAACTCTCCAAGTAGTAGGTTCAAGTGTTGTATTTTCTATAACCCAGACACTATTTGCCTGTGGTACGGAGGAAAAAGCAGAGGAGACAGTGACAGTAGCACCTGATATACCACTAATCTCTTTTGTCTCAAGTGTTCCATCAGATAAAATAACTGATAGTTTTGCAGTATTGGAACTAACAAGATCAGTGGATGCTGTATCATCAACCTCTATTTGAGTTGTACTAATACCTGTTTTAATTCTTCCTCCTCTTCTGACTCCCTGTTTTACTTCATCTGCTACTGATATTATCTGTCCAGGACGTACCAATACACCTGCTTCAGCAGTAATACTGAAGTTAACTATTTCAGAAGAATTATTTTGGTTGAACAATAACCATTTCGCCATTCTTGAAGCCTGTCCTCTTGATGTTGTGGCAAAGCTTTTTATAGTCTGTGTTTTTATTCCATATCTTGACTGTGCTGTTGTGTCATCTACTGTCTCATAGTCAATAGCTTGAGTTGTCATATCAAAGAAACCCACATTTATCTTTGTAAACTTAGCTCTCTGACTTTGATTACTATATGAAAACCCACCTTCAGTTACGTTAGAGATATTAAAGGTATAAACAGGGTCAGATGGTCTATCCTGTGAGATCGTAATACTGCCAGCTTCATAAAAAGCCTGTACACGCATTACAGAACAAAGATCCTGTATAAGTTCAAATGCTTCCTTTTGATTATTAATATTCACATTGCAACTAAACCTTGCTTCTGTTCCTCCATCTCCATCATCAATAAGAGTTGAGTTGTATTCAGACGCAGAATAGAAAGCAAATTTATCTATTGCTGTTTCTGGAATTGATGCACCATAACGTGTATTAGTTAAGACATCATATAAAACCCAAGCTGGATCGTTTGTAAACTCCTTATCTGTTTTTAACGTGCCATTAAAACTACCACTGAAAGATAAACTGCCGTCTGATCTTACAGTTGCATTATGTGGGATCTTTACTTTTATACCTCTTATTCTGTATGTTCTTGTTGGTATTGATCTAAATGATTCAGCATTAAAACGTAAGCCAACGTGTGCAATATCTACATAAGCTCTCTGTTCTGCTGTTATCTCTGTAAAAGATGACCAGCTAAATTTATTTTGTAAATTAGTATCACTAGAATCATTAGTAACTCTAGTGACAGTAGCGGTTATTGGATAACTGAGATTTGATAAACCTTTTATAATATAATCTCTAAAATACTGTGTATTTGTCTTACCAATAACAGCACCTTTTGTTCCTTTAATAACTCTATGTTCTGTACCATTATTCTCTGTGATTTTTATAGATAAATTGACCTGTGTACCATTTGTAGATCCATCAGATGTATTAAATTGCTGAAGAGAAGGAAATACAATAGTAATTCTTAATTTATCTATCTGATTTGAAATTGACCTTGATACTGGAGTTGCTTTTGTTACTTCAACACCTACAGCAGTTTCAGATTCTATTTCATTGATAGTATCTAAGGCAGTCTGACTAGAAGTTCCAAATCTAGGTTCAAAACTTATATCTTCTCTTGTAAAATTAAAATCACCTTCCGTAAGATTATTAATATCTGCTGATTTTTTAAGTACCTGCGTTCCATTTAAAAAGACATCCTTTAGTGCTGCGATATTATATTTATCAGTTCCCTGCGTTAACCCTGCTTCTAATGGTGAATGAAAACCAGCTATTTCTCCTTCTGATAAAACATCTATAAGATCATTTGATTGCTTACTGGATAATATTGAATCTGTTGTAGTTTGTATGCCATCAACATCACCTGCTAATCTGTTTGCATCATTTTGTTTTGTGAAAGTGGCATTTCCTGATGTTGTAACAGAAGTACTACTTGCAACTTTAAATTCTGTTGAGGAGGTGACAGATGTGACAGTTACATTCTCTGTTGTACCAGAACCAGAGGTAACATTTAGGTCAACGACATCACCAACAGCTAATGTTTCTGTACCACTATGAGTGACAGTGATTGTATTTGCTGATTGAGAATAAGTTCCAGCTAAAGGAACATCTTCTTTATAAAAACTAACTACTTCGGCTGAAACTGTAGCAGAAGTTGTACGAGTGACAGTGAAAACAGTTGATGAAGTAACTGAAGCTACTGTTAATTCTTCTCTTACTTCAGTAGCAACAGCACCTACATTTAGTATTACATTTAAAACATCACCTACATTTATTGTTTCACTTCCATCATGTGTGATTGTTACTGTTGTTCCTGACTGACTGTAACTACCAGTTTCAACAGTGATACCTTCTATTTCAACTAACTTTCCAGCAGCATCAAATACAACATTATTACCTAATGAACTATTACCAAATTCTTTTAAATAGCCATCTAATTGTTGATCTGTAAATTCACCAAAATAATGTAATTGAAAAGGGTTTAAATCAACATCAGGTAAATCATCAAAATCAGAAAAAGGCATTAGACAGAAACCTCAATTTGGTCTGTATCAATTCCGTTTGATACATTTATACTTCCAACAAAGATATCTCCATATACAAGAGGTAAGGCTACACCTGCACGACTGACGTTTGTGACCCCACTAAAGGCAAAGTTAACAGTGGCATCTTCTGGTTCTAAAGATGACATCGGTTTAGGTTTTGGTGTTAAATAATTAGTAACATCATTAAGAATCAAACTAATACCAAGATTAGTAGCTATTGAAGCAAAAGCTTTTGAAACTGTTAAACCAAATATAGTTTTTGCACTTCCAGCAAATAACAAACCAATTCCAGTTAAAATACCAAAAAACTTACCCTCGACAACTGGTATTATTTTTATTTCTTCTGCAATTGGATCAAACATATTTTCCTCTGTTACGTTATATCCACCAATATCTACCTTGTAAAATTTATCTATCATATATGTTTCTAGCTCTGGATGATTGCAACGCAGAAAACGCATCACCTCAACTGTATTTCTAACTTCTGCCTTCTGTTCTTTCCATCCTACAAAATCTGCCAGATCTCCATATAGTTTTACTGTCTTAAGCATGGATCTCTCT